AATCCATTTAATGGTAATGTTTCTCGATTTATTTTTGGCCATCTCCACCATTTCCACCAGGAGGGTAAATAATCCCAATCTGATTCTTGTAATGCTTTTACATGTAATTCCATTTAATTTATTTTAATATGATGATTCAACGTATTCCGCGCTAACAGCAAATAATTCAGATTTATTATTATTATTATGAGGACATTCAAACGTTGCATTTGCAAAAAATCCTTTAACACCAGTTATATAAGGTTGTCCCCATATAATTTCATTTTGATTGGCGGTAGATATATTTAATATATTTGCAAAATATTTATTTTCTTTCTTTTTAAATCTATTTTCAAATAATTGATCTTCTAATCCAGAAAGAGTAGAAGCAGCAAAGTATTGATTAACCGGAGCTGATATATCTGTTTCAGTAGAAAAGTCAGACAGTACCCAATTATCTGTTCCTTCGTAATTTATAGTTAAGAAAGATTTTGATTGTGATACCTCTGGATTAAATACAATAGAAACAGTAGAAGGATATTGAATACCATAATAATTAGCCTTTGTAACTTGTGTAGAATAATGCTGCCATATTCTACCGTTTTTAAAAGTATATAAGTAATTTCTTAAGCTTATCCCATTGTTTGGTATATAACTATGCAAACTTGTCCAGCCATTGTTATCTTCATCAAAACTTACTGTAGTACTATTATCTTCGTCAATATATGTTACATTATCAACAACTTTGGTAGGTTGAATAGATACAATGTATTGTTTACTATGTATATCCCAAACGCCATATATAAATCCATTGGATAAATTAGTGTTAGATAATTTGCCTCTAAAAAAATCAAACATTCCATAACTTGAAATCTCTGTTATACCGTCTTGTGATAATCTACATATAACATTCTGATAGTTATCAACAAAGTATTTTCTATATCCATAAACAGCAAAACTTTCTGGGTGTGAACCTATACCGTAGTTACCAGCATAGGATTGTATTTGTCCAATAACAGCGGTTCCAGAAGTTGTAATTGGCTGCCCATCTGCCGAATAAATAGCGTCTTTATCAATTAAAGCTCTACTTACTTTTAGTTCTTGGAATATTATTAAGTTTGTATCTTCCGCGTATAATTTTTGAATAGAACCTTGTCCTGGATCTACTGTTCTAGTTATATCCTCTCCAACAGAAAATTGATTTGTATTATTTACTCCTGTTTTAGAATTAAATATACCAGAATATATTAATGTATTAATTAAGTTTTCTCTTTGAGAATTTTCTTCTACAATATAAGCTTTTACGCCTAAGTCTACGGATGTATTATTAAATCCGCCTCTTATTCTAGACTCTTCTATATACCAATCCTTTGTTACTGTTTTTGTATATTGACTAGGTAAAAAATTATAATTAGTTATTTTACCTAAAACTATATTTGTACCAGCGGGAACAGCGGCAATAAGATTATCTTGTAGTGTAAAATAAGTATATGTAATATCGGATTTTACATAAGTAACAACATTAGTATAAATAGTACCGGATATAGTCCATGTTATTGATTGACCTGGTCCATATAATGTTATATCAGGAGTTAATGATAATAATACCTTTAAGGAATTATCACCAATTGCACCCGTACCTGATGTAGCTATTCCGGTTGTTGCAGAAGGCTCTACTTTCGCAATACTATCTATTTTTTTTAACCAAAATGAATTATAATATTTTATTTCTATAGTTGCTGCCATAATTAATTATCACTTATTTTATTACATTATTACCTAACATGAACTATATAAAGCTGTTCCGCCGTTGCCAAATGTTAAAGAGTTTTCGTATATGCAATGATAAGTAGTATATCCATACGCAATACTACCAGTTGAATCACCTGGATTTAAAACGCCCCCTATTACTTGGTAACCTGTACCAGCACTTGTCAATGCATTCCAATTTATTTGAGCATCTCCATTATTTGTTAGTTTCCAGTTTTTAAGTGTTGTAGAAAGATAAAAGGGAGGAGTAACATTGCATGTATGGGCTTGTGAATTTCCTACAGTTGTAATTGTAGGAATGCTAATGAAATCAACATTTATTGTTCTTCCAGAAGGCAATACTCTAATTGATCCAACTACATGCATACTAGATACTGGATTAAAATCCCCTTCTGTTTCTTGAGTTTGTTGAAAACCAAAATTACCTTGATACTGATTAGCATCTTCCCATGTTAAAGATCCAGTAAAGGATGCAGTACCAACAAAATAAGGAGCTGGATAATTTGCATCAATTGTAGTATATTCAATCACTGTAACATTTGAATTTCCTGCATCAATAGTTTCTCCTGGATAAAACTCTCTCCAGAAGTTAAAACTACCGCTAATTAAGTTTTTTGGTTGCGTAGGAATTACCGATGATACTTGACTAGTCCAATCCTCGCAATGGTTATCACCTATCGTTCTTATTATAGTAAGAGCGGAATCCGCATATAAAGAAGTAGTACTAGGGGTATTTAATGTATAATTATAAACATCGGTCAATCTAACTCTTAAAGTATAAGGAATATCATGAGGTAAAGCATTATTTATTAAACTAATTACACCGCTAGTTGGATTTATATCAAAAAAAGTATCATAATCATTAGGCGTCGATGTATTTAATAAAGTCCATTGCAATTGTTCTTGATTAAAGTTTGCATCACCAGCAACAGTAGGTGCTCCGTTTGTTCCAAGACATTGGTATACCGGTCCTATTATAGGATTAGGTGAAAGAAAAACACTATAAAGCGGAGGTGTTGGAATTGGTAAAGCTGGCGCTGTTATAATTGGTATAGAATTGTTTAAATGTCCAGTTCTTGTTATAACACTGTTTCCATTTGTTACATCAATTATATTAAATGTAAATTCGTAACTTTCTAAAGTACTAGCATTTGTTAAAAAACGAAAAGCAGTATTTATTTTAATTGCATAAGTATATGTTGAATATGGAAATAAAATAAAATCATTAGTCCTGTCTGCTCCAGTTAAATCTTTAACTGTCATTATTATATTATTAACGCTTGTCATAAGTGCACCTGATGCATTTATAGGTTGAAAAGCATTAGTAACAAATCTACAATTAGCAGTACCAGCATTAGCGGGATTACTATCTGTTCCAGCCGGATCTTGAAATTCATTGTGTGTATATACAAAAGAATTAAATCCAACGGCAGAGCTATAACTTTTTAATACATCTGCATTTATATCTGAAATCATTCCCGAAGTAGAGGTTTCCCAAAATAATTCAAGTAAAGAAGTTGTAGGGGCGGTTTCATAAATACTTAAAAAAGGATTCATGGTATTAGCGGCTACCGGGGTTATAGGCGGAATTGTTACCGGAGCATTTGTTGCAACAACACCTATCTTATTAACCGTTGATATTCTAGCAATTAAAGGAGTAGTATTTAATTGATATATATTACTAGAAGCGGTGCCAAATTGATTAGTTGGAGCAGAGCCCCCCGCATTTAATGGTAAAAAGTTTAGATCCGCAGATGTAGCTATAGTAGAAGCGGTATCTGGTTTTCTTGCTGGAAAATATTGTTTATTAAACGTTATAGTTGATTCTAATGCGTTTTCTACCCTTCCAAATAATTGAACACTACTTCTGTATTGTTTTTGATCCGGACCAACTTCCGTTAAGTCTCTTGGTATTTTATTTATATTATCATTGATTAAAACAACGTGTGCTGTTTTATTAATTTCTCCTGTTGGAAATATTGTAGGATCTGAAGCCGCACTATAGTCACCTGGAGGTTTTGTTGATTGATTCATAGGGTATCCATTCAACATGCCAGGTAAATATACGTTATAATATTCTTGTTGTTGTTGTCTTACAACTATTTTATAAGAATACCAACCTAATGGATTTATATTATAAGAATATTTTATATCTGGAGCAGTTCCAGTATAATTATAAATATCACTTATATCACCATCAGTATCAATAGAAGCACTATTAACAATAGGAAAACCAAATGTTGCAACACTTAATACTTTTACATAATCTTTATATTTACCTCTTAAATAATTACCTGGTTTAGGATAATTTCTTTGAGCAGGACTGCTAGCAAAATTACAATAAAAATTACTTAAAGATACAGTTCCTGATGTTATTTGAAACCCATTATTATTATTTTCTATACCATCAACAATAGCATATAGACCCGGTGTTCCAGCTCCTTGATTTATTGTAGACGATATAGGTGAATTAAGTATTAATGCTAATGTATTACCTGTCCAATTTTTTACTTCAAGATTATTTGCCTCTGTAAAATATGGAGAATATATAGTTGAACCAACAAAAGTTCCTATTGCATTTGTTGTAGCTAAATCATTAGAAGATAATATAACAGAAGATTGTCTTCCAAACTTATCCGCTAATATAAAACCTGCTTGATAATTTCTATTTTGTTTTAATGTATGATTAGGATATTCTATCCAGGAAGTATATGGCAATTGTTTGTTTATAATTGCTAAATTATAATCTAAATTTGCTGGAGGAGTATTTTGATTTATAAAATTACCATAAACAACTCTATTACCTGTTATCTCTTGAGCTCTTGCTCTAATAGGCACTTTATCATAAACCCTTACTGTCTGAGCTTGCGGTAATGTTTTATAAGGTTTTTGAGATTTATACGTATAAACATAATCTGAAGTATCTCCAGCTATAAGCGCTATTTGATTTAATGAAACTGTTTCTACTACTTTAGTTGTGTTAGAATCAGACTCTTTATATAATATATCTATACTTGTTATCTTGTATGAATTACCAATATTATTACCCGTATCAGGTAATTGTATATGCAGTATTATATTGTTTATATAATTTTCAAACCAAGTAACAACTGTACTTCTATAAGCGTCTGTTTCATCACCATTTAGAAAATAACCATTTTGATTTGGAATAAACATAACCTGAGTGAAGGGAGCCATTAAAGAGTATTCGCCATCATCAAATTTATATCTATAACTAAATCTTACAAATTTTTCTTTAAGGAAATTCGGATCTCCTCCCCAAGTAGAAACATCGGATTCATTTGTCATAGTTGTACCATAGAAAGTTAAAACACTTCCAGAAGGTAAACTTACAACAGGTGATTCTATTGGAATAGAAATGGTTACTGTATTAGTTTTTATTTTAGTTATAACTGCGTAATCCGTTATGTCTAAATTACTTGTTGACGCTCCAGGGTAAATTAATTGCATACCTACTCTTAATTTCAAAATGTCTATACTGGACACATTGAAAGATATAGATTGCGCATTTCCAGTTGGGCTTGTAGGTATAACACCTACCGATGTTGTTGTTACAGAAACTTTAGAATAAACACTTATTGGAAAAACCGGAGCGTATTTTGCAACAGATATTTGTTCTTCTTGTGTATAATAATTATTATTATTTGTTGCAGTTGTTATATTTATTTTTCTAGGTTGATTTCTATTATCGGTCCAGAATAATAAATTCTCTAAAACATTTGCCCCTATTATTCTAAAAGGATTATTTGTAGCAAAATTTAAAAAAATACCAGAAACTAAAGTAGTCAAAGAATTAGAGGAGGGATCATACATTGTTATTCTCATATCAAAAGTAGATCCATAAGCAGGAACTGCATATAAATCACTTTGCGGAGCGGTATAATCTGTCCAAAATTGAAATACTCTATTGTTTTGATTGTCGGATACTTGACCAATACATACTAGATCCGTATTAAATGCATCAACCATTAATTGATTACCTAATTCGCCTTCTAATGCTCCAACGTCTTTGTCTTCTGCTTTACCTACAGATATATTTAAAGCGTCTCTATATTGTCCATTTGGAATAAGTCTATCATCTAGATCTTTATTCATTTTGGATTGTAAGAAACTATTTTTTACTTCAGCCATTTTATTTAGTGTTTAATCCATTTAGATTGACCTCTTAAAACTTGAGTTATTTCTTCTAGCTTAATATTTGAAAGTCTTATCTTAGTGTTTCTTAGTTTTGCGTTTTTTTCTTGCTTTAATCTTTGAACTAAATATTCAGGTGAATTTGCTCGAGTAGATATAATGGCATGTAATATATAAGCATACATTGATTCTTCTGCTAATTTAGGTACTCTTGCATCTAAATCATAAGCCAATCCATCTGATATGTATTCTAATACTATTATCTTACCTACAAGATCACTACTAAAAGATATTTTACCTTCTCTTTCGTTCATTGTAAAATAACCATTAATATTTGCAAACTGAGGATCTAATCCATATCTTCTGCCATACCAAGCACTCTGAAGCCACATATCCCCATTGTACCAATCGCCAACAAAATTGTTGTAATCAAATGATAATCTTTCCCCTTGATTATTTCTCCATCTCTCTTCTGTTATTGAAGTACCGTCTATATTGTCTTCAAAGTTATCTTGAATAGGCACACCTCTATTATCTTGTACTGGATTTTCGTATGGGCTTATAGTTAGATTATTTGTAGGATATATTATGTGTTTAACGCCCCCATGATCAATCCAGGACATTCTTACATAATTTACATAGTCTTGCGGAAGCACAACACTTAAACTTGGCGGTATCGTTAATTCTTGTGATTTAACACTTTTTAGAGTATCATAACTGAATTCTTGCATACTACGTTTAGCATGGAATATAACGTCAGTTCTTTTAACTGTGCCTATCAATTTGCCCGTACCTACATAAGCAACCATGAAATTATTAACCACATCGTTTAAAGATATATAAGAATAAGAACCATAATTCTCTTCAACGGTATCTCCATAAGCATAACTATTTGGAACAAGAGGATTTCCATATTTACCGCCATCCAGAGTCTTTAATTGTATAACTACATAAGTTCCTGTACTTAACCCAGGTATAAATAATTTATTAACATCTGTTACAGTATTAGTTACAGTTCCAGTGTATTCATTAAATGTGCCGGGATAACCAGTTGCACTAGTATATACTTTAAAATTATTTAAAAAATAATCTGGGTCTAAAGGATCATTAGTAACAAGAACAAGATCTGTATTGAAACTTGTAGTATAATAATTACTTCCGTCAGCCATAAATCCTTGCGCTCCTTCGTAGTATTGTCTATTTGTTTCGGTGATTAAACCGTTATTTGGTAATGGCATAAATTATTAGCTTTTTGAATTAACAGTTTCGTTTTGTATTTGTTGTGCAGCTACTTGAACTATTGAAGGATCTTTTATAACAACTCCAGCATATAATAATATTCTTATTATTAGATTGGTTTGTTCAATAGGATGTAATTCAAAGTTTTGTGATCCATTAGGATTTGTAGTAGCATTATATTGAGATGGATTATATATATATTGGTAATTTGTACCTAAAGTAAAATTCCATATTGGATCAACTGGTTTTCTTAAGTAAGTACAAGATATTACATTACCAGTTATAGTTTTTGGATAAACATATATCTTAGAATCTCTATATGTATATACAGGCCAATATACTGAAGGTCTAGTAATTGGAGATAAGTTTAATTCTAATAATTCATTTGGTTGAACATATTGAAGTTCTTTTTCATCATTATATATTACAGTTCCTAATTTATAAAAATCAGTTACCGCTGGTATATTAAAATATCCAACTGCAGGAAGGCAAACACCTGTAGATTGAAAAATAGATATTTTTTGTTCTAAATTTTTTATACGATCACTATATTCACTATCATTTCCAGCAATACGTAATTGTTGGTTTAGATCTTCAAAGTATTCATTAAATATTTCAAGTTGAACCTGTGTTGCGGTTTTATTAAATTCATCGGGTGTTAAATATCCCCTTTGCTCTTTATTAAGAATTAATAAAACAGTTCTATAAACTGTGTTTACATTTATTGCCATATAGTATCTTTATTATAATATTTAGGCGAATACTGCAGTTTTATTTACAATATCCGCCTATCTATTAGTATTACGTATTATTTAAGTTTTTTCTCCACAGACTTGAAGATGTTTATACCTTCATCAGTCTTGAAAAATGCCGCCATAGCTGAGTACGGATTCTCATCAAATGGAACAGTCATTAATTTTCTATCATTCTCTCCCCACATAAATGTTCTATTATCTTGTGATAATTTAAGTATGCCGGATTCAGTTGCTCTAATAGCCATGTTTCTTAATTGAACATTGTCGTCATTAGCCAATTCTAAGAACAAAGAAGGATTTCTTTTAGCGAATAGTAATAAATCTCTTTTTATCTCCTTAGAACTCATGTTAGTCACTCTAGAACCAACTTCTACCCTTACAATTGCTTCTGCTTCGTCTATATCCATTTCAAAAGCAGCATTCATTGCTTCCATTTCTAATTCAATGTAATCTAATTCATCTTCTGCTTCACCGGTAGGATCAAATTCTGTATATGCAACATTTAACGATGGGTGGTAAATTGATAATAACTTTTGCAAGCTTTGTTTTTCCTTTGGAACATTTAATACACCATTTACAAATACAATATGCCCTAATGTTACTTGCCCTTTTTGTTCTTTAACTAAAGGCGAATTTTGATTTGTAGCATATCTTATTTCTTCTTGTTCTTTTGTTTTTTCATTAAACCAAAGTAGAGGGTATCTAGAACTATGTCTTGATTGTAATGTAAATGTTAATGGACTATCTCCATTTGTAATAAGATAAACTCTATCTTTTATTTCCCAAGTAGGAACAGAGTTAACCTTTGTTTTTGTATCTTCAAAAAACTCTCTTTTAGTAGTTTCTGTATTCTCGTGTGTTAAAACTTCATTTGTATTAACGTCTTCTAATTCTTTTGTTTTTGGTTTTTGCGTTGCAGCCATGATATAATATAATTTAATAATTTATTTAAAAAGGTAATAATTACCCCCGTTAATATAACAGGGGTAATATTACCATGTTACTATGTTGTAGCAGTAAACAATACAAAATTGTTAGCCGCTTGTGTAACTAAACATCTTTCAGACAAGAAGTGTACTTGCATTGCATCAAGATCAGAAGTGTAAGCGCCTCCAACAGACCCAGTAATCCAAGATTTCATACGTCTGTCGTCAGCTTGATTAGCTCTATAACGAACGTGTAAGAAAGGTCTACGGATATTAGTGCCTAATTGTTGATCATATACTGTAGATGTTCCAGCAGGAATAAGCACACCGTCAATAGACGCATTAGTCATACCTCCACGAGTAGAAGCGTCATTTAAGTATTTCCAGTCAGTTTTGTAGAAATCATAAGATCCACGACGGAAACCAGAGAAACCTAAGTTTAATGCCATTTGCTCAGAGTTTTCAAACAAACCGTAAGCAACACCACCGGCAGAACCAGCAGATAAAGAAGCTAGCATATCATCAAAATCTAATGAAGTAGCTCTATTTAAGAAGAACATGTTTTCTTCAATAGCTCCTTGTGTATCTAATCCTTTTAAGATAGAATCAAAATCGCTTAATCCACTTGCAGCGGTAAAGTTGTTTACAATATTACCTCTTTCTCTAATAGCAGCAAAAAGACCTTGTGTTCCTTTATAGGTTACTCCAGTTGCAGGAGTTAAAGTTGATACCCCTGAACTAGCAGCTGATAATTCACCTTCAATAACTGCCATTTCTAAATAATCTTCAAAACGTAGTCTTGTTTCGGATTCAGCTTTTAAATACCATAAGAAACCACCTGTTCCATCTTCAGTCGCAACTTCAACCCATCCAATTTGTGCTGTATCAGATCCAGATATTTGGTATCTTTCTTTGATAATGATAGGAGAATTATTATACTGAGTGAATGAAGGTGTTACAGCATTAATAGAAGCATCGGTGGATCCTTTTATAAATTCAGAACCATAAACAAATATTTTAAGATTTGTTACTCCAGTAAAATTTACTGCGCCAGAAGTTAAACTTGCTTGCGTATAAGGATAAACAGTAAGAGTAGCAGTAGTGCCTGAAGTAGATGAAAGATTAACAAGCACTTTAAGTTCAGCACCAGTTGTAGGATTCATAACCACTAAAGTTTGTCCCGGAGAAACAACGTTTTGAACGAAGTTAATACCAGTACCCCCAGTTGTAAATGTTAAAGTAGTAGAGGTAGCACAAGTTACATTATTATAAGCTATATGTAATCTATTTTGTTCAGACCAGATAACCTGATCGGAAGACATTGGCATTTCAGCTCCTACCATACGTAAGAATCCAGAAAGAGTTCTGTTCCCGTAACGCTCTACTTCAGCTTCGTAGACTTCAGGTAAATATTGTTGAGCAAAATCATTACCACTTCCGTTTGCGAAGTTTAAATAGTTTGTCTCTAACGCTTGTTGTTTTTGAGACGGTTTAATAGAACCAAAATTAGTTCCAGTAACCTGGTTAACCATGTTTGACATAATTGTAATTTTTAATTGTTAAATTTTTTAGTTTGTATTCTTAATTTAGAAGAATCAAAACCACTAATTGATTTAACTTTTAATCCATTTATAAATACATCGCCAGGAGCTTGCCTAGGTTGTGTAGATGCCGGATTTTTAGAGTTATTAATTACCTCTTTAACTGCATCAGCTTTACCTTGTTCGTAAAAATGTTGTGCAATCTTATCAGTATTCATAGCGGCATAAAGAGCTTTGTGATAACCCTGTGCGTCAGCAATGTTTCCATCTTTGTCAAGGAACTTCCCTAGGAAATTGCTAATGTCAGATTGTTTTTCTGCAACTTGTTCTGGGTTTTGCACTCCGTATCTAAATCTTTTTTCACCTAAATTATATTCAAAACCTTTGAATTCCGATGTAAATAAATTTTTTGTACTTTGTTTAAAACTTTCGTGTTGGCTTTTTGTTCTCTCTTCATTCTTCTTGTAGCGATTGAAAAAATCATTAGCTTCTTGTTGGTCTTTGGATACGCCTGGTCTCAACTTGATCTCGTCGTAGTATTTTGTTTTAAGATCCTCTAAAAAGTTTTTGGCTTTTGCAACCTCTTCTTTAAATGCGAGTTTTTTCTTTCTGATGTCTCGCTCATCATCTTCTTCTTCGTCGTAACTAAATTCATCCTCCATAAGAAATTGTATTTCTTCTGCATCCAAATGAGGTCTTGACTTTTTATAATATTCTTTTAATAGAGCTTCATTGTTAATAGCGGAATAGTCAGCGTTTAATCTAACATAATCTTCTACACTACCTCCGGTTTCTTCCATAAAGGAAACTAATTTCTCAATGTTTTCCGGTAATGGTTTACCCGTATTAACCTGCTCTAATATTTGAGTATTTAATTCCTGAGTAACTTCTTTAACTTCTTGTATAACCTCCTCTTCAGTAATCTCTTGGATTACGTTTTCAACAATGGGTGTTTCAACAATCTGTTCTATTACTACTTCCCCCTTAGGTTCAGAAGGTATAATTACTTTTGTAATTTCTTCTTCTACTTTTGGAACGGTTAAATCTACTTTAGTAACTTTAACTTCGTTACCTAAGTTTCTTGGTTTTTTTGGTTTGGAAATTTTAAAATCTCCTTCTTGTTTAATTGGTTCTGACATAATATAATAATATAAAATTGGTTAATGTAATCTATGCGTTAAATTGATCCCCTAAATTTTCTAAGAAATTCATTCCATTACTTTCAAAATCTTGTGGCAATGTATTATTTTTTCTTTGGTCTATTAAAGCGGACTGTTGTGTTGCTTGTATTTTTGTTCTATTATCTTTGCGGTCTTCAGCATCGGTAATATTCTTGTTGGCAACTTGCTCTTTTACTTGTGCTAATTGCATATCGTATTGAAATTGTATTTGCATCAACTGTTTTTTAATTTCAGCCTCTGTTTGCATTCTTTGTATTTCAAATTGTGATTTTGCTTGTTCAACATTAACTGTCTCCTGTGTTAACGCTTGTTGCTTTTGCACTTCAAATAGTGCCGCCTTTTCTGCAGTCTGTTGATTAGCTTGTGCTTGCGCTTGTATGTTTGCCATTTGAGCTTGTTGCTCGGCTCTTAATTTCTTTTTCTTTCTAAACTTTAATGTTTGATTTGCTAGTTTAAGATTTTTAATTTGACGTATATCAATCACATCGTCTAAATCAATACCTCCGCTTTGCAAAGCAACCTGAATATTCTGTTCTAATAAAGCTTTTTCTTCTTCATCAGGTTCTAAATCCAAGAAAATACCAAAGTCATATAAGTTTAGATTTTTAATTTCTTTTAATGTTGTTACATTATAAGTTGTTATACTGTCCTCCATTACTTTTGCTAATAAAGGATAATCCAAACAATCAGCAATTCTTAAAGATATATTCTCACAAGCCCTAAGGGTTAAGAATAAACTTGACTGTAATATATGTTTTGTTGCAGTATTTGAAGCATTAGCTGCCATCTTCTGTAATCCAACTAAAGTATCTCTATCTGGCATACTACCATCTCTTGCTTCATTAAGTCCTGTAACGTCTCTAATGAGTTGTAAATAGTATTGGTATGTTTGTATCAATGAAGCAATTTTTGCTTGACCAGATGAGCTTGTTAGCTCTTGTATTGGTACTTTACCTTGATTTAATCCACCATCTTGAGACATAGATCTACCAACAATACTACCGGTTTGGAAATACATATTTAATGCTTCAGCAGCATTATAGTTTGTACCATTACCTAAATCAACTTCGGCTAATCCATCTACATCTACGAATACTCCATCAGGTATCATTTTAGACATTACCTGTTGCAGTTTAAGATGTGTTAATTGAATCATATCTGCAAATCCAGTTATTCTATTAACTATAGAATCAATACGTCCCTTATACATTCTAGGTGCAGAAATAACATAATTCATTTCTACTTTAGTCATGTTTGAAAAAGGACGTGACATGTTTTCTGATAATTTCCATTCAAGCATTGTATTAGTGCCTAATATCTTTGCTCCTGTATATAGTACCTCTATTGTTCTAGATACTTTATCAAACTTGTCACTTGGAGGAGGATTAAAATCATCAGTCTTTTCAATAACTTTTTCTAATCCGTTTTCTCCATATTTTATTTTAAACACTTGGTTCATGTATGTCTTATATTCAAAATATAATACTTGCACCGTATTTTCATCGTAGTTACCCCAGCCAGTTATATATTGTCTATTACCTGGCATTTGTTGTATCTTATATAATTCTTCCTCTGATAAATGAGGGAATTGCATTTTTAATTCTGGTATTGTAACTGCTTTAACTTCTCCAACATAATATATATCTTCAAAGTTTGGATCTTCTGTGTATGAATAAACCAAATAAGCTGGATCAACATATTCTGTTTTAATACCTTCGCTAACATTAAAGTTTGTTTTTACACAGCCAATACCTAATACTGTTAAATCGTAATTTAATCTACGTCTTGTTAGATCCCATTTGTTTTGAGCTAATACAGTATTAATAGCTTCTTCCTCCGCTATCTCAACAGATTGCTTATAGGAAAGCTGCATGTGCAATTCAAGTTCTTCTTTTGTTTCAGGCAATTCATCTGCCCCTAATGTAGAGTTAGCAAAATCTTCTCCTGTTATAGCTTTAGCTTTTGCAACAAGATCTTGGGAATACATGTCTCTTAAGATAGCTTGTGCGTAATTTGTTTTTTGTTTTACTGATTCTGGATCTTGGGCATAAGCTTTTATATCATAACCCTTCTGCGACATACCATTAACAACAATATCAACAAACTTTGATATTACAGGTACAGGTTTCCAATCTAAATTCAAATAAGAAATATCACCATTAGTAGCCAACTCATCTTTGTATTTTTGTACGGATTGTTCTCCTCTGGCATATAATCTTAATTGATGAAAGTTATTCCAGTTACTTAAATATCTATTTTGTGTAGTTCTACCTTGATCAAACCATTCTTGTTCTATAGCACGGGATACTTGTAATCCATATTCTTCAGATGCTTTAACTGCGTCTGGTACTACCTGACTTGGAAATGCACTGTTTGTATTTGTGTATATATTCATTTATTTATGTATTTTTGATAAAGAACCTGTATTATCATATTTTTTAAATCCTAATTCAAATTTTGGTTTTTCATACGGAGTTGTAGGTACATACAAATGTTTATTGCAAGCCATTATGGCTAACCCAGAACTAATAGAAGCATCATGTTTTGTTCTATTATTTATATTAAATCTTCCCCAATCTTCCAATGTTTTTTGAAAATACATATTACCATAAGATTCATTATTAAATCCAACATAATTTTCTATGTACGTTTCAATTGCAGAAGCATGTGCTTGCATTATATCTTGTGAAGAGTTTGGGATACCGCCTATTTCTTTCTCGGCTGGCGATAATTTATTCCAAACCTTATCTGGTCTATTTATAGAATAACCTCTATAACCTCTTCTTTTTAAATAATACAAAAGTCTTGGTTTATTATTCTCTGCTAGTATAGGCATTCCGTAAAACACCAATGCCATAAGAACATCCTCAAAAAATATCTCTGCTGTTTGAGGTCTTGCAACATATTCTAAAAAGAATTGATTAGGTGGAACATCTTCCATACTGAACTTTGTTAATCCATGTAAAGCTCCGTTAGAACCTCTACTTGCATCAACCGTTCCTGATATATCGTAACTGTCACAACCAAATGCTCCACAGTGTTCATTACCCGGATACTTTAGTCCATTCTTTATAATTACACGATTTTGAAGATGTTTAGCGGGAACCCAGGAAATTAAGAATCTTCCATCCTTATGAGGATAAAACATTACTTTAGAATCTTGTTGCCCGTTCTCCCATTGGAAACTTCCACGTGTTAAAACATTTGAGTTTTTAAGATCATCATTATAATCTATTTGCTCGTATATTTTTGTAAGATTAAATAAAGATTGTTTTGCTTCATCTCTAAAAGCGTGTTGTTCTGTTCTTGGAAACTGTCGATAGTATTCGTTCAAACCATCTTGATCTGACTTTAAACCGTCTACTTCATTTTGCCAATGCTCAATAACACCATACTCAATCCAATTTCCATCTACTCCTTTTACGGGATTTTTCGGAGTGTCGAAGACAGGTAACCCATGAGTATCAATGAATCCCTCGTACGACCATTCCATAGGTATGAACAAACTATATAGTCCTGAGCTAGTCTGTCCATTGCGGTTTCTTTTTGTAACGTCGGAATCATAATAAAGTTTTTTAAAATTATCCCCTCCTTTATCTAAAGCATTTGATGTTGAACCCATCATACACTTACCAATAATTCTACTACCTAATCGTAAACATGTTTTAGTAACACGCCAGTTGTTTAATATGTTATCAGGTTTAAGCCACTTTCCACTTTCATCATGGACCAATAGTTTTAACTTTTCACCATCGTAGGAGTTGTCTCCGGTATTTTTCCAGTCAATAGTTGTATCTAATCCTTCTAGTTCTCCTGCCGCTTCACTACTATCTAATTTCTTTCTTGTAAATTTAGAAGCAGGTATACGATAAGCTAATTCTGTTTTAGGACGGTCCATACCATCTTGTATGGGTTTAAAAAAGAAAGGATAGTTAATAGATATAGGAACAACCTTATCCGTAAACATGGTTTTAGCATCACCCCCTGATTTTGATAGTATACCAAATCTTGAGTCACTGGATATAGTTGCTTGATTAACTAATTCAGCAGAAGACATAAATGAAAATCCAGAACGTCTATTCTTTAAATAACACATTCCATAACATCTTGTATCTGCTTTGCAAGCTTCCCAAAATATAAAGAACAATCTATTTGATTCTCTAAAGTCTGGTGCGCCAACGTCTATCTTGCTCCATTGCAAGTACATATAATGTGTACCTGTCATATAGGTAGGAGTTCCGTTGTTATTAAAAAAAATACCTTCGTCTCTATACTTAAATTCAGCATCTACGTAATCGTACCACTGCTCTTTAAAATGATCTGGATATTTATTCCAATCAAATACATTCTTTATTTTTTCCAGTTCTTTTGGGTATTGTATCTTTTCCCAATACTGTTCTTCTTTCTTATTAGATCTAGAGTATACTTTATCAACTGGTGGCAATGCAATCTTTAAATTTTGTATTTCATAGATTTCTCCAATCTTGCCAGTCTTACTAATAACAACTAAATCATGATCTCTGTTATAACCATACGCCCATTTGTTATTGCGATTGTTCTGCTTTATAACACTGGGCTTAATGTAATCTGTTACAACTCTGAATAAACTTTGTTCGTACATTATTTGGATCTCCCTTCCGCAAAACCTTTAAATACTTTTTGTGTATTGTCTTTTGCTGCGTCTTCATCCGTTATTATCTTTTCTTCTAACTCTATTCTAGTTAGTATTTCAAAGGCATCGAATATTGCCAATTTTTTTGTGGCAGCCGCGTTCTTTAGTTTGTCGGCAGATAAGTCATCTTCGCCGTTATCTAAGATAGCTTCTTCAGCTACCTTAATTAATTCCAGTACCGCTTTGTGTCCAGAGCGGATTATATTCAACTTCGTCTCCTTTATATTCATATTTAATTACAATATCATTAGATTTCATACAATACAATAGTTGTTTATCAACAACAAATTCAAATTCTCCCTGCGGAAGATAACCCACAAGGTCTCCCTCGTTGATTTTAAGCTTGTTTAAAGAGTAATTTCCGTATTTTAATATACCAATAAGTTCTCTTTCTTTTTTTATGCTTAAATGGCTTGTGTTATTTAATGGTTTAATAAAACATCTGTCTCCAAATGTTTTCCATTTATCTTCCTCATTGCTTTTATATAAATATATCTGATCCATATCACAAAAATATAAACCATCTATAAAGTATGATCTACTGTCTTTTTGCTTTCCTTTTATATCATAGAATCTTCTAAAAACATTATGGTGTATTATTATTAAATCACCTTTTTTAATATCTGTAGAATATGCTAATGGGACCTCTATAACTTCTGCTAGATTATTTACTGACTTAAAGCTTTCTATCTTAGTATTTATTATTAATTCTTTACCGTCAATATCTACTTTATTATCGTATCTTTCTCCAACAGGTTTTACAATAAAACTAAAAACACTTTTCATTAGTATTCTAAATCAAATTCTAAAGCAATTGCCATAGTAGGATAAAACTCCTTCCAAGGTTTAATCTCATCACCACTCTTTATATATATTATACAAGACTTATCAATCTGTTTTAATATACAAGCAATTTCATGTCCTCCCCATACTTGTTGGCCTACAGAATAATGCATTGCTTCATTCTTATAATCAACGCCAATACTTATTTTTCTAACAACCGTATCCATTAGTCTTCGGGTGTTTCTTTAATCTCTGTATATGTTCCATCCTCTAAACTAATGTTTATAGGTCCATATTGAGATTCAATATCTTTTTTAAACAATTCTATTGCTTCATTAAGATCTCTTATCTGGTGTAAGAATCCATGCTTCTGTGATTCTAGAATACCTATATTAGTAAGTAACGTACTAAGATCTTTTTGTTGGTTTGTAATTGTTTCTAATTGTTCTTTTGTAATTTGTTTTACTACTTCCATTTTATTTAATTTAATTGATTAATTAGTAGCAACGTATTGGAGTCGAACCAATTTAAGCGGGCTTATGAGACCCGTGAGATACCTTACCTCCCCCCTGCTATTTCTTTATGACAATGTCAAAAGATATTTTAATTTTGCTGTTTCACCAGATAAAGATTGCGCTAGATTTGATATATCCCCAAATTTAGCGGTATCACCATAAGTTTCTAAGTCTTTAGAAAACTTCATTACTTCATCTGCTATTTTCATAGAATCGGCTTTTGAATCGACGGCATCGATCTTTAAAGACTGAATTCTTTTTCCAGTATAACCCATTAATTTTTCTACAACATCATCTTTAAATTCTTGTAAAAATTCATAGAATTCTCCGGTTGCTTTATGTTCTGCAAAACTTCTAGTTTGCCAATGTATTAAATGGATCTGTTCATGAAAGAACGCTAATTTACCTGCAATTTCTTCTGTTGTCATAATATATATTTTAATTACTCATTTAGAACGGTTATTACATTGTGCCCTAAAAAACTATGCTTTGGATTATTTACAATCATTTCATTATCCCCGAAATCAATATCTTGTTCAGACATAACATCATAGTGATAGCCATCTGTAAATATAGGAGCTATTTCTAATGTAGGATTATTAATACAGATTAATCCTATTTCTACAATAGCCTGAATTCCCTCACCAAAATATAAAACTTCTTCTTTATTTATTATTTGTTTAACATAAACTTTTTTTAATAGTAAATCCGCTATTGCAGTTTCTTTATCTGCGTATTTCAATTTGTAAATATTCATAAGATTATGCAGTTAAATTTGTACATTCTGTATCTGTTAAAGGAGCAGGAAATAAATA